AGAAGATTCATTGCCGAAGCAAGCATTTTCTTGTTTTCATTTTTTAAAGGTTCAACCCTTTTATCTTTGGAACGATCAACCATTGCTTTAACGGTATCTCGGTGTGCTTGTTGTCTTGATACATTAAATGTACTTTGAGCATATGCACGAACTCCTTTTGGAGAAATTCCTAAATCTAAAAGACGTTTCAACCTTTCTAAATCTTGTGATCGAAGTTCATTGGAACGTCTTGAATTAACCATAGGCAGTTTACATTTACTACTCTAATATACTAGCATATATATAGATAAAAACATTCAACTATGGGAAGAATTAAAGATTTACTTTTAAGAAATCAGGAAAATGAAGATCAACCAAATCCAAATGAAATTAAGCTTTCATTCAATGATCAATGGTTTTTATTAACTACTATGCTTGGATTCATAAAACATTCAAAATATTCTACTAAAAGAAAAATAAGATTAATGAAATTATTTGATATTTTATATCTTGCATCAACTAAAGGAAGTTCAATAAAATTTTCTAAAATCATTGCAAATACTAAGAAATAACTGCTATACTATAGGAGTAGTTTACTTTATTCGCTATGCCTATTTGGGAAATCACAGATGGTAACGGAAACACACATTCCGTTGATCTATCTAAAACATCTATCAAAACTATTGATGATGTAAAAAATGAGTTTAAAAAATTTGATGAAAAGAAAAAGAAAAATTCTTCTCGCCCTTCTTTAAGAGAAACTCAAGCAATGCAAGCAAGAAATAGAGGAGGTTACTAAAATGTCAGCTTATCTATGTTCGGACGATACTCTTAACGCTTTATCAACTTTCTATTATATGAAAAGTGGTAAAACAGATGATGAAAGAAAATCTAATGTTTTAAGAGCTATTCGATTAGTTGAAAAAGATCGTTGGTACGAAAATCAAGAAACAATGAAGTCAGTTCCAACAGATACTTTTGAAGATCGTATGAAGTTACACGCAAAATTTGATAAGTTTTGTGATGGTCTTTATGATATTTATTTCTTGCAATATTCTGACGGTGACTTTTTTAGAATGATCTTTGACATCTTATTAAGAGAAAATCAAAAATCTTTGATGGCAAGATACAACGATAAAGAATATGCTGAAAGACTTTCTTATGTTCGTAGAATGTCCAATGTTGTTAACTATTGGGATAATAATAATCAATTAGGTTATTTAGTCGGAATTATCAACAATTATGATTATCAATCGTGTGAACATGATAGTTATAAAAATTCTTTGGGTTATGCAATTCTTGATCAAATAAGATATATGCTCCTTGAAGAATTGAAAATTGGTGAAATTTGGGATTTTGACGAAACCAAATTTATTAACGAGGGTAAATTATTCGAGGTTGCAAGATGAAAAAATTTATTACTCGAACTTATAGAAGTGATTCTATAGACTCAATGAATAAAGCTGATAAAGAACACATGAGACTTATTAATTTAGGTTATAAAGTCAACAAAACATATGATTTCTTTTTTTCTTGTCAAATGAATTACGAACTCATTTCTTAATTTCTTTTCACATATACAAACTTACGAGGTATTATTAATTTAATACCTCTTTTTTATTGGAAATGTCAGAGAAAGATTTAGAAAGAATAAAAAATATATATGGCAAACGCAATCCAAAAACTCATATTGAACAGCGTTGCCAACGTCTTTACACAAAACAATTAGATGGTCTTTCCACAAGACAATTAGTTTTACAGCACGCACAAAGAGAGGGTATCGCTGAAAAAACGGCATGGAGTGATTGGAAACGCGTAACCGAATGGAACTCGCAAGATTTGGAACGCGATAGAGCCGATATACTCTCTCGTTTGCATAGTATGAGACAAAGATTGTTTAATGCGGCTTTGAAAAAAGGCCAACTGCAAACTGCTCACATGATTTTAGATTCGCTAGGTCGAGCAAATGGTGAGACTCAAGAAGCGGTAAATGTGAATATGCCACCGAGCCTAAACATTCAAATCGAGAGCAAGGAATAACATTCAATTTTTAAGCATCTGGAAGAGCTTAACTCGTATAATACAGGTGTACTACTTGACAAATCGAGGTGAAGTGCGGAGAGATCGAGCATTCAATTTGCATTCAATTTTGCCACCAGCTGTAAAATCCATTCAATTTTTGCTGACTCCTAAAAAAACATTCAATTTCGGAGGTACTAAGACATTCAACCTTTGGAACGAAAGGCTTACAAGCGATTCTGAAGGGAGCAAATCGCAAAAAAGCATTCAATTTTTGCTGACCTGATAGTTTACCTGGTAATTACCTGGTCTTGTCCTGGTGTTTCCAGGCAAAAAAAAATGGGAGAGGCCGCCACCTCTACCCATTCTGAATCCAACTTAACATTACCATGTCTTAACATGACGAGGGAACCACCCCTCTCCTATAGTATAGCAGTTATTTTTCTAATTGTGCAACTTTTTCTTCGAGAGTTTGTATTCTCGTTTCAAGGTTAACAATTAGTTGTGAGACATTCTCGAACAAAGTAGCGGTTCCGTTATGAGTGAACTCTACTCCTTTGGTCAAGTTTGCCAGGCTTTCACCCAGGCTTTTAACTGCCAGGGCTTGTGGTACGAACACTTCGTCAATCAGCTGGACGAGCCTGCCGTTTGTTGCTTTTTCATTAGCGTCTAGTGTTTCGAGAACTTTCTTGAAGTCTCTTTCGCTTGAGTTTGTCATAAGTTTAGAAATAAAAGGAGGCCGAAGCCTCCAAGTTTACTGATTTTCTGTCCAGGTTGCGTATGGTGAACTAATCACCGCCTGGTCTATGCCTGGTTGTGGCCAGGTCTGGTAGTATCCAACCGTGTTACCGTTGAGATCTCTCAATGGGAGCTGGCATTCCTGGAGTTTGTCCAGATGTTCGACCTGGTCAGCCAGGCCTCTAAGTATCCTGGCAACTTCCTGGCCTTCGGCCTGGTCAAATGCCTGGTTTTCAGTGTTGATTTTAAGTTTAAGCATAATAAAAAAAGAGAGAAGGCTCACGCCTTCATCTCGGTAATTTTTTCGTTGATTTCAGCAATGTTTATCTTTGGATCGTCCCAAGATATGCCGTCACCTGTTTTGTTTCTCCAATCCCAATTTGCATCGAGATTGTTAAAAACATTACTTTGAATCTTTTTAATAAAATCTTCATAACTTTTAACCGATTGCATCATCAAAATTGAATAATAAAAATAATCATTATCCAACCAAAGTGAAGCGTTCCAAGTTTCGTAGTTAGTCCAACCGTTGTATTCTTGGCTCATGGTCTAGTCTCCTCCCATGTAATAGAGGAGTAGTCTGTCATAGCGTCCCTTTGATGGGAGCCAAACATTCCAAGAATCAAAATAAGAATTGACATAAAGGCTAAGTAGCCGATTGTGAATTTCATAGCAGTTAAGAAATAAAAGAGGAGCCGAAGCTCCTCGGTGGTTAATGATAGAGTTCTCTTAAGAGAATCTCGTAGGCTTTTTTATGAATGAGAGGATCGAGAGGGTCCTCCTGATGGAGTTCCTCCTCGATCTCTTCGAGCCGTGTCTCCTTGTAGGAGTCAAAGATTAGATTGCTCATAAGCTTCGAGTTGCTCGTCCTCGAATTGATCCTCGCACTTGGTGCGAAGTTCGTCATCGAGGTCTTCGAGTGCTTGCTCATCGTTAGAGGGAATACCTCTAGCTCTCGCTTCGTCATCTACGAAGTGTTCCCACTCATCACCGTAAGTGATCGGAGGATTAAAGGAGTGACGGTAGGTCATACTTCCGCTTCCTCTTTCTTTTCAAGTAACTTGATCAAGACCTTTGAAGTCTCTTCAAGTTGCTTTCTATCGTCCTTACCGTACCATTTCAAGAAGTCTCTTATCTCTTCGTGTATGAACTTCCTACCACTTGATGATGGGAAATCTACGTCTAGAGAGTCACCGTCAGAGAATCGGAAGCTAATTGAATAGCTTGTGAAGCTGACAGATTCGACACCTGAAAAGGTGTATCTTGCTTTAGGTTTTGCCATAGCAGAAAAATTAATTAAGTTTTCAAGGTTCGTAAGCTTTCGCCTACTCCTTTATTATATCAGATAACTCCTATATTACACGTGCATATCCTCTATTTGTAACAAAACTTAATATATGGGGTGGAGTTGCAAAAATTTTTTTTTATTTTAGGTAGGCAGGGAACTTACTGATAAAGCACAGAATAAGTTGCTGTTATGATAATAGAGGTTATTATTTTTGTATGGCAGTAGCAGAACCGTTAAGTTTACGATGGGCACAGGGGGAGGTGTTCAAAGCTGATGAAAGGTTTAGGGTGTTAGTAGCTGGAAGAAGATTTGGTAAAAGTTATTTAAGCTGTGTTGAGTTGTTAAAGGGTGCTATATCAAAGCCAGGGGAAACATATTTTTATTGTGCTCCTACATATCGAATGGCGAAGGACATTGCATGGAAAACATTAAAGAAGTTAGTACCAAGACAGTGGATAAAATCTAAAAACGAGACAGATTTAAAGATTGAATTAGTAAATGAATCAACTATTGAGTTGAAAGGAACTGAAAACGCTATGGCATTGAGAGGTCGTAGTTTAAGTGGAGTTGTTCTTGATGAAGCTGCATTTATGGACAGAGAGGTATGGTCTGAAGTCATAAGACCTGCGTTAGCTGACAAACAAGGTTGGGCGTTATTCATCTCAACACCCGATGGTACGGCCAGTTGGTTTTACGATTTATGGTGTTATGTACCCGAAGATGAGAGTGGTGATTGGAAGAGATGGAGTTTTACGACTATCGAGGGGGGTAATGTTCCGAAAGAGGAAGTTGAAGCAGCTAGGGGTCAACTAGATAATCGTACATTTAGGCAAGAATTTGAAGCAAGCTTTGAAAATCTCACGGGATTGGTGGCAATTAGTTTTGATGATGAGAATATATCGTCCGAAGTGCAGGATTTACATATGTTGCCATTGTATATGGGGGTGGATTTTAACGTAGACCCTCTTTGTGGTATATGTGCTGTAAAAAACAATGAAAATTTGTATGTTTTTGATGAAATAATCTTACGAGGAGGTGCTACTACATGGGATTTTGCCGAAGAAGTTGTAAATAGGTATGGGGTGGACAGACGAGTAATAACGTGCCCTGACCCTACAGGTGGTGCTCGAAAAACAAGTGGTGTTGGTCTTACGGATCATACAATTTTAAGAAGAAGCGGTTTTAATGTGTCAAGCCCGAAAGCTCCTTGGAAGATTAGGGACAAAATTACTGCTGTAAATACTGCATTATTTGATGCTGCAGGTGATCGAAGGACATTTATTCATCCTCGATGTAAAGAGTTAATTAAATCACTTCGGACCTTAACTTACGCACCAAATACAGGTATGCCTAATAAAAACTTAGGGGTTGACCACGCATTTGACGCTTTCGGTTATCTTTGTCTACAGCAATTTAACTTGGCAAAACCAGAGACACTCGGCCAAACTTCGTTTAGAATATACTAAGAGTTACCTAATTCTTGCTATGCCCTATCACACAGGTATGAAAAAAAAGAAAAAGAAGAAGAAGGGAGGTAAAAAGAGAAGTGAATGTTCCTGTAAATAAAGCGTTATACTCTAGGGTAAAGTCAG